AGTCATGTCGGATACAAAGAAGGTCAGAACAATGACAACATCTTTGCTGGCATTACTGGTCAGGCTAATAATCAGCCTTGGTGCGCTACTTTCATCTGTGCGATCTTCAAAGAGGCTGGCTATCCCAAACTGATCGTGAACTCAGCAGCTGTAAGTGCTTTTGAAATCTGGGCAACACACGCCAAGTTGATCTACAGACCAGAGCAAGCCAAGCGCGGTGATCTTCTGCTCTTTGATTTCAGCAAGTCAGGTAAGGCCGAACATATCGGCATAGCAATCCATGATTTTGATCCAGTCCATCAAACTATTCAGACGATCGAAGGCAACACGTCTGATGGCAACAACACTAACGGCGATGGTGTGTACAAACGCACACGATCAGCATCGTTAGTAAGGGCAGCGATCCGTCCAGCCTATAAGGAGTAAATAATGAAAAAGCAACTCATCTCAGCGTTAGCATCTTACGCACGCACAGCCGCATCATCTGTTCTAGGTGCATATATCGCAGGTCAGACAAACCCAAAGCTCTTGCTATCACTAGCAGGTGCTTCTGTGGCAGCCCCTCTCCTACGCGCTATGAATCCAAAAGACAGCGCATTTGGAGTAGCGTCTAAATAATGAAACCGACCGACTGGGCTGCACTTATCGTTTCAGCCGTAACCATTATCACGGCGTTCGCAGGTGCAGTCCGTTGGTTAGTTAAGCACTATCTTTCAGAGCTAAAGCCAAACGGCGGGTCGTCAATGTCAGATCGTCTAACCGCTGTTGAGCATCAGGTCTATCAAATCTACGATCTACTGCTGGAGCAGCGACTACGCGACTAGCAGGCTGACTCAAATAATCTTTATTAGCTTCATACAGATCGACCGCAGCTTGAACCTGCTCTAAGAGCATCGCCACATCTCGACCCATGACAGTAATCTGAAACTGAATGTCGGTGGCATCTGAGACAATCAAAAGGTCGCCTTCATTGGCCACGTCTTCATGTTGCCCATAGTTGTACAGCTTTAATCGACTATAAGTCTTAGCTTCGGATTTCAAGGTAACTCTCGACATCGGGTTCATGGTTTTAGCCTTTCGAGGAAGGCTGAGCGGCGTGTCGAATGAGATGTACTTGACCGAGGGATAGCCCTCTGTCACGCTTCTCAGGTAACACTCCACGCCGTCACAGCGGAAGGCCTTACACAGTAGAGAACGGGTCAAAATCGGTAAATAGCCGAATAACTCTGACTCTCTACATTATGTAAAGTAACTTCTGGTGTGACCCTAGCACAAAGGGCAACATCATGAATATAACGATCGATTGGGCAAGCGGCCTGCTACTCGCCGCCACCCTGTTTTGCTGGACTATGTACACATACTCAACTGGCTACAAAGAAGGCCAGAGAGTCGGCTATCACCGCGGCCGTTCCATCAACTTTCGCAGCTTGGCAGATAAAGAATGATCCGCCGCGCACTTAATGGCATCTGGTGTGACTATTGCAAGTCACGCTATGGAAAAAACAAAGATGGCTCATGGAATCAAAACGCTATGGCACAGGCGACTGTCACCATCATCTCCACTACCCCACGCTCCAAGGGTGTCACTCGCTCTTATTGCCGTAAGTGTTTAGATGAAGTCCAGAATTGGCCAGATGGCACAGTTTGGGACATTCCATCTCAGGTGAAGTTTGCTGAGGCGATGAATGTTTGATCTATCCAACTACATGACAGCCGAAGAGCGCATAGCACTTCAAGCAGCTGATAACAAAGACTTTCGCTACGCCACAGAAGAGCAGTTTGTCACCGATCAAAAGGGCAACCTATGGATCATCGTTAAGGCTTTCATTTGGCGCACAGAAGCTGACGGCTATTACTGGGTCTCAGGTCTAGCTGCTGAAAATATGAATACGCCGTTTGCTACCGAGAAGGCTGAAACATCTGCCTACGCTCGCGCAATCACAAATACTGGCATCCAAAAATACTCAACAACAAAGTCCGGTGCTATTGCTCCACGTCCAAACCGCGAAGAGATGGAGCGTGTGCAGGAAAAGCCTGTAGTACGCCATCAAGCTGAGATAGATAACTGGGAGCAGATTCTTAACTCCAAGCCAGAGGGCATCACTACCCTGTCAGAAGGCGTAGAACTGGTCACAAAGGACTTAGGAGCATCCGCGATACCTGCAGAGTGCAAACACGGCAAAATGAACCGCAAAACAGGTTCTAACACTAAAGGCTCATATTCAGGTTGGGTCTGCCCACATCCAATACGCGAAGAACAATGTAAAGCGATCTGGGCAAAATGACCACAGAATCCTACTTTCCAGATGGACGTGTCCTGCTTATATCAGAGGACGGTGACATGAGAGTTGAACGCTGGGTGCATTGTGACGGCTGCGATAAGCCCACTCCTAAATCATTGCTACACAATCAAGTTGTAGATCGCGAGGTGGTTTGGTGGTTATGTCCGATGTGCAATACATCAAAGTCACGCTAACTCGTGAGCAAGAGATCGAAGCGCACAGGATCGGCTTTAAGCGTGCCCAATATGACTACTGGCAAGCAGATAGCCCTAAGCGTTTTGATACACGGCTTAACTTTCACGATTTCACTACTCAACAAGCTGAATCGGTTGCTTCTGAGATGGCTGTTGCGAAGTTTCTTAAAATCGAGGACTTTCAGCCCGACAATCAGAATTACAAAGACTCAGCAGATGTCGGTAGCAATATCGAGGTCAAGTACACAAAATGGTGGGACGGACACCTCATCATCTATCCCTACGACCGAGAAGATGATGTAGCTGTGCTGGTCATAGCTAAGTCTCCGTGCTATCACCTAGTCGGTTGGATACCCATTAAACAAGCCAAGTTCAAGCAGAACTATGTAGCTGCACAGAACACATGGTGGGTTACGCAAAAGCGGCTCAATCCCATGAAAGACCTAGCAGGGAGTATCTATGGACTTGCTTCGCTTTAAGTGCCGAGTATGCAAAAAGGTAATGGATCACGAAGTCGTATCAGACTTTGGCGATTTGCCATCTGGAATCGTCTGTGTGGAATGTCATGGATGCGGCGTACTTGGAATCGAGAACATGACCAATGAGGTCAAGTCAGCCAAACAAGGACTGATAGATGAGTTAGGTGGCGACTGTGCCTAAATATGTCTATGGCTGCGATAGCTGCTTGATCGAATGTGATGTCCACGCTGACTTTGGCGGCGCACCAGAGAGCTTCAAATGCTCATGCGGTGGTCAATTCAAGCGTGTCTATACGCCAATAGGCGCAATCTTCAAAGGTACTGGCTGGGGTAAGGACAAGAAATGACACGCCGACAAAACGATCCTCACGCTCAGCCACTTGACAAGGTGGGTACGATTTCTCGCACCCAGCCACACGGAGTTTGGAAGAATGAATCGTCTTTCAAACGTACTTCAAAGCTTCTCTTAATCGTGTCAATGGCTCTTAGTCAGTCGCTCTTAATCGCAGGCCAGAGCTATGCAATTACACCGAATGTGCAAATGCAAGAGATGTGGAAACTATACGCACACACTCGCCTACTGAACACAGAGCAATTCATATGCTTAGACAGACTATGGACTATGGAAAGCCATTGGAATAACTATGCCAAGAACGATCACTCAACAGCGTTTGGTATTGCACAGGTACTACACACTAAGACTACTGATCCATATAAGCAGATAGATCAAGGACTTATCTACATTACACATAGATATAAAGAACCATGTATTGCATTACATCATCATCTAAAGACTGGTACTTACTAACATGACACATAGTAAAGAGACAAGGCACAGACATAAGGAGATCGTTACTCATCGCTATCGTAAGCAACGTCTAAGGGTTCTAGCTAGAGATGGTCATATGTGTCAGCTATGTGGTACGACAGAAGAGCCGTTCCATATAGATCACATCGTTCCTAGATCTAAGGGTGGTACATCTGATCTAGATAACTTGCAGGTCTTATGTAAGCGTTGCAACCTGTCTCTTATACACATCTGACGCTGCCGACGAAGAGGATAGTGTAG